AAGTGTCGGAGTTAAGCACAAAAGCTCTGTGTGGCGATACCTCATCGATCGGCCGGCGTTGCGGAAAGTTCTTCGTGAGCTGCGCAGGAAGCTGCTTCTGTGACTGATAGAACTGCCACAGTTCGCGAGCTTGCTCAGGAGTGAAAACGCCAATCTGATCCATGATTAGCCTTTGATGTCGCAGAGAAGATCAATCGCGGCGATTGTCGGAGTCACTGCGGTCACGGTTGCCGCATCATTGACTGCGATCGTCAGTCGAATGTCTAGTACGTCTCCCGCTACCAGTCCGCTCGATGTGATCGTGAACGACTTGGCCGCGAACACGAGCGAGTTGATTGTCGTCGCAGCCGTCGCGCAAAGATCCGAGCCGATGCCCCCGATCTTGTCGAGTTCATAACACTCAACGTCAATAGTGCAGGAGACAGAAGCAACCGTAGTCACCACGCCCGCAGACAGTGACAGCGTGACAGTTTCGCCGGCTTCGTAGCACTCTGGAAGTTCGACCATGAATCGAGCGTATCGGCTTGTCGCTCCCAGTGCTTTACAGTCGCCCGCCGAGACAACTGGGGGCGATGTTCCAAACGTCCCGCCGATCAATGCGAGGTCGTCAGTTGCTGCTGTGCCAGGAAGGTTTGTGTGGAACGCATCCCATACTCGCAGGCCAGTCAGTCGGACGGGGAAAATCGCGAGCGCATCCTGCTTCAGAACAGACGCCCGCGTCTGCGGAGCTACTCCGGTGTCTTTGATTGACAGCGATCCTGTGACTCGTACCTCGTCCAATATGGTCGTCATGTGTTTCCTTTGTCTTAGATTAACCCGAGGGCTGAGTAGGGAAGTGAACCGTAGAGTTGCGTGTAGTTGAATATGGCGAGGTCTGGATTAGTTTCTTGTGTACCGATAATGGTGAGTAGCACGGGCTTTGTGACTTCTTGCCCCAGAGGATCTCTCGCACGTGCCCACGGCCATGTTGAAGCAGGTGTGCTATTCGCTAGATCTGCCACAGAGGGCTCACGCACGAACAACCCTTCGTGCCGCCATCGCTTGTACCATGCTTGGGCAGCGGTCGCGCCCATGTATGGAATGCGAAATTGAATGCGGGCCGTCACGTCCCACTGTTCAAGTGGCATATTCCACTTGAATTGATTTTTTGCGGAGATTCCAATTAGCTTCGCCGTTCCGGGTGGCCATCCAAGGAACGTGTCGGAGTTTGTGGCGTGTCGGTATTGTGCGATCGTGTATGCGTTGAACAGAAGAAACTTGCGGCGAATCACCACGACAGGGTCGGCAAGTTCGTATGTCAGCCCTTCGACCTGTTCGCCTACTTGCGTGACGATCGCCCGCCCGTTGTAGTCCCTATCGACTGGCTCTGAACTTGTTGAGTCGGTCCATTCGATATCGACATTGCTGTCAAATCGCGAGCCCTTGTAGTTGACAGTGACTACCCAAAAGATCGGCCCGAGAGGCTGTACCTCTTTCGAGTCGACAAACGAATCAGCTCCGGACCTGTGGCGTGCTCCGTAATCTGGAATGTCCATCACAGAAAGGCCGCTGGTCGCTAAAACATCTTCGGCACTGTCGCCCGGTTGAGCCTCGACCATGTAGCCTTCGGTGTGTGAAAACTTCGTGGCAAACGAGTCGTACTTTTCAGACTCGCCGCTTCCGCCTTCCTTGCTCCACATTGGCGTGACGTTGAGGGCTGCCATTATACGATAGCCTCCATTTGGAGTGTGTTCGCGGTATTTGTCGCGATAGCCTGAAGCAGCCCCATGCCTTGCGGGTCAAGTTGCACAAGCGGCCTGCCGTTGTTGTTGTCTGCCTTATCTGGCTTCTTCTTTAGCTCGTTCAAAATCTGCTGCATCAGTTCCGGAATTCGCGTTCCCGGCCCTCGTGTCAATAGCCGGCCTTCCGTCGCTGGAATGCCCTGCGTCATCACTGCGCCATTGCCCTTTAGATTGATGTTGCTGGTGGCTGCCGACATCTCATCGCTGATCGTTGAGCCAACTCCGACCATTCGCTCTTCCATCTTGTCAGAAAACTCATTGCCGAGCTTTGCGCCGATCTTGCCAACTTTGTCCGCGAGGTCTTGCTCACGCTGGCTGAGTTGCCGTGCTGCGATCTCTGGAAGGGCCGTCAGCGACGACTGAAAGCCTTCGAGGTACGATCGGCCGGCGATGTTGCCGAGTTCCCCGAGCACGTCCGTCTGACCGCCCGAAGCGATGAAATCCCACAGAGCCTGAAAGGCATCGACGATCTTGGCGATGTGATTAGTGACCACCGTAAACGCCAACATGAGCCCATCACGAATCAGGTTGACGAAGTTTTCCCCGAACCACATTGCATAGGCCGGAATGACTTCCGTGAGTGCGTGCATGACAGCCCCGACGATGCCGAGCATGGTCTTTTCCGCGTAGGCTAAAACGAGATCCCACACGGTGCCAAGATTTGTCAGGATGACTTCCAGAAACGTGAACGCCCCGATGACGACGTTGATTCCCTGAACCACTTTTTCCTTCACGTAGTCCATTATTGGACCGATGTTTTCGAGGACACTGGTGGCATACTCCGCTGCGGGGGCCATCATGCCTGTGAGCGTCTCCGCGAGTTGCTGTAGTCCTGCACTGATCAACACGCGAATCGGTGCAATAATGGCCCCGAAGGTTTCCATCAGCGTTCCCATTGCGGTGTCGGCTCGGCGGCCAGAGCCAGCAACGCTTGTTGTGTCTGCTGCCTGCTGTGCTAGTCCCTGATTGGCGATCGCGAGAACGGCTGCCAGCTTCTCTTGGTTCGTCCGCATGTACATGATCTGCGGATTCAGTCCATGAAACGATTCAAAGTTTCCTTCGAGTGCTGCTTTCATGTCGCCGAGTGATTGCTCTGCGGTCTTGCCTGTGGCTGCTGCCAGTCCCAGAGCGGCTTTGGCTGCGTCGTCCATCGCTCCGGTTGCAAATCCCATCGACTGGGCCTGCTGCATCAGAGCCAGGGTCGTCTGATCGCTGACACCCGTGAGCTTCTCTAGATCCTTAGCAACCTGCTGCATTCCCGCCGATGCACCCTGAGCACCGCGAATCGCAAGAGTGGAATTCAGCTTCTTGATTGATTCTGTCTGCGCGTCGTAGGCTTCATTCGCTGCCTTCACACCACCCACCGCAGCCATCACAGTTTTGACGGCGGCCAGAACAGCCAGAAGTGGTGCCATTGACGACATCAGCGATGTTGTCGCAGTCTTCAACGACTTCGTGCCGGCTTCGAGTCGTGATAGACCTTTTTCGGTAGAGGCAAGCGCAGGGGCTGCCTGGTTCTTTCCGCCGATCACAAAGTCAATGCCGTTCGTTGCCATCAGTTCCGCCGTTTCGCTTGTTCTTCCTGGACTCGGTTTTCTTCAGACTTCAACAATCCTCGAAGCTCAAACCACCACGCCGACTGATCCAAGAGCCCACCAGCCACAGGCAGATGATGCTCGCAGGCTGACACCACGGAAATGTCCTGTATCAGTTCCGTGCCGATGTACTTCGACGGGCATTGCTTGACCGTGTACCAACCATCTTCACAGTGCTCACACTTGCCATCGCCACCGCAAATCGGGCATTCAATTTCTGCTGGAAATTGTTCTGTGACAGTCTCCCGGCATTTTCCTACACACGATTTGCAGAGTTCGCCGCATCGCACCAATGCGGCTACTCTGACTTTTTTTTATCGTCCGCCGATGGAACTGTGGATGTCACAAGGAAGCCAAACACCTCCATGAGTTCTTCCAGGCTCAGAACGTCGCCAATTGTTTCCCGTGAGAACGGAATCGGGATGTTTTCCCATCCTGTCAGGCAAACCGCAGCCGCGTCGATGATGGCATCGAATTGCGATTGAAGGCTTCCGCTTTGCAGAGTGTCCATGAGCCCAATCAGCTTTCTCTGCTGATTGAGCGTAGGAGCTTTTGCGAAAATCTTTGGTTGAGGATTGGCGTCGACATCGCACGCAAGGACCATCGTCAGGCGTGCGTTTGGGTCAAGACTTCGAGGCATGTTTCATATCAGTCAAAAGTGATTGTGAGTTCGGTATCGGCAGCACTGCCTTTTGTGGCCAGCCAGGTAAGGTCGTCGGTCATCATGTCGTTTCGGTTGCCCTGCTGTTTGTTTTCCAACTGAGCTTTCGGGGCTGCAACAGTGATTGAGGTTCCAGCCACGCCGATCTGCATCGAGAAAGCCTGTGGATTGGATGTCAGCCAAAGAGCGTCACGGTCTTGTGTGGCGACAAGTTCAGATTCCGGGTCTGCGGTGATGACCGGCTGACGATTTGTTACGATGGCCGAAACGAACCCGCTGCGGTCAGTCGCATTCATGCACTCTCGCATGATGACGGAATTGCCGGCGTCCACTTCAACATTGGAAGTACACAACGCAACGCTGTTCCATGTCAACGCACCGGCCGCGACTCGCAGCGGTAGAGTTGTTGGGTACGTCGGGGCGATCAATGCTGTGTCGGTTTCGTTGGTCGAGTATTTGCCAGTGAAAGTGAACTCAATCGACGCCATTTTGCCGGTTGGTGCCATGATCTTGAACGTGCCCATCGCGCCAGATAGCAGGGATCGCTTGCCGTCTTTGTAGTGGCCGATGGTAATCGTCTTAACGTTGGTGCCTGGGCCTTCAGACAGCGGCGAAAACACGCCAGCGGTTGCAACCCATCCGCACGCTGGCAGCAGCACGCTGGCCCATGTCGGCACGGTCGTTCCGTCATACGCCATATCCATCGTGACCGTGCAAGTGCCCTGCATTCCTTCCGCGATGCCCGGCAGGTAATTGAACCCGCCCTGACCTTCGCGCCGAGTGATTGGAACGTTTGGCTGAATCGAAAAGTCGCGAGCGTTGAACGCACCTTCAGCGCCGGTGAGTGACTCAGCGGTTCCGATGGTGGTTTCGACTTTGGCAGCGAAAACGGCTCGACGGCGTAGCAATGGCATTGTGTGTTCCTATTTCTTAACGAGCCCATTGGCTCGCAGAATATTGAGGTTGATTCGTCGTTCCATTTCCTTGCCCAGATTGGCGTTAATCGTTTTGACTTCCGCTTCTGACAAGTCGTTTTTGGCATAGGCCCCATAAGGCGAAACGCCTTTCAGGTTCACGATCGGCTCGGCTATTTTCCCTTGGCGACGCCCCTTTTTCATTTTTCGCGCGTCGCCTTCACGCTTCCAAACGCCGCCATGAAGTTTCGGGGCCAGAGTTCCCGGCCGTGGACCCATGAAAGCTCCGTTGACTCGTTTTCGCCCGCCCTGTTTTTGAATCTTGTAAGAAACGCCCCGGTTGTCGTGACGTGCTCCGAAGTGTTGCAGGCCCAATCGAACTTCTTTGGCCAGTGAAACTTTTGCGGTTGGCGTTTCTGCTGTCGCCGTCTGAGTGATCTTGATCGGCTTTTCCGCTTGGTCCTTTTTTAGATTGACAGTCTTTCGGATTTCTCTGCCGATGCTCAATCGCGTTTTCTTCGAGACTGAATTAACCGCCGCCGCCAGTTCCCGAGGAAGACTTTTGCGAGCCTTCCCCACGGCTTCTCTCAGCCGTCTGAGTTGCTTTGCGTCGACTTCGATTCCAATCATGCTCGCACCGTGTATGGATCGCCTTCATCCGTTCGAAACGTGATCGTGAACTTCACCATTACGCCCGAGAGACCACCCGTCTCTTCTGTGTATTCTTCCACCGTTCCGATCATCGTGTTGATGGCCAGTCCGCCCCATTGATGCCACAGCGTCGCGTTGGTGGCTGCAGTAATAATGTCAGCCCCCAGTCGGTTTCTGAACGTGTCGACTGCTACCGTGCTGGCATCTGACGGCTTCACGATTCCAGCAACAATCGCTTCAAGGTCGTACGCCTGCGCCGGCGGATTTCCCGGACAGGACAATTCCGAATTCGGGCTTAGTGCTCCCTGGTGTACATGAAGAACTAAATCTTTTGGCTGCCATGTTCCAATCCGTGTCGAGCGGTAAACATCATCGAACGCCACCGCCATGCGGGTTCGGACGTTCGACATGATTTGCTCAACCACTGGTTCGGTCATTAGATCACCGCCAAATGAGTGACGCCTGCGTCTTGTGACATCAGAGTCATGAATGAAAACCGCTTAGGCAGCGTCTGCCCAACCTTCAGCACGAACTCGATTTCGTCCGTGCCGATATTGATTTCTTGTGAGGAAATCCCAGACCGGCAGGAGTTGTAAACTCGAATGGTTGCTGTCGGCAAAACAGCATTTCCTGAGGCATCAAAAATGGCTGGCGGGTTGCGTTCAACAATGGCGAGAATTGAACGCCGCCCGCCGCCATTTGGAAAATACACAACCGACTCCCCGAAGTTGTCGAGCAACATCGGGAACCCTGCGGCTGCAAAGTGTGAGTCGAATGTGGTTCCCATCAGTCACCTCAAGTTGTGATGTTGCTCAGCAAGTGGCCGGCCTGTGGGTACAGCACCAGCTCGTCAACATCGTGGCGAACTCGGATAACGTCGCCGCGAACGGTTTCGTCACGATAGCTCTCAACCGTTCCACCGATGGACGAGCCATCCTGAGCCCAGTGGAACGTCCGGCCGATGCAAGCATCTCGCATGTCGGCACTTGTCGAGACTTTGCAAACCATTGCGTATTCACCGGACCAGATCTGAGTTGGGGAAGCCCCTTGGCCTTCCTTCGCCCCATTCTTGCTTGTACCAGCCACAATGATGTAGTCGAGGTCAAAGGCAGCTGCCAGCATTTGAACGGTGATGTCGGACGCCTTTGATGCGTTGCCGGCACCATTCGATTCAATGCGGTCGATGACCTGTGCAGAGTTCCGCAGGTTACGGAACACTTTACGATTGATCACAAGAGCATTGGCCCAAAGGCCGCTGTTATCGTAAATCTTCTGCACGGCCGCTTCCACGTCGGTCAAAGGAACGCAGTTCGTGGCGTCGTCCCATTCGTGAGTGATGCCGGTTGTCAGCGTCGACCCTGTCCAAGTCGTTGTGTTGAACACCGCATCAGCCACTCTCTGCTCAGCATTTCGAAGAACGGAGGCAAATGCACGCATTGTGCTGATCTGTTCCGCTTGGAAATACTCGGCATACATCTTCGCTTCGCGGTCGTCAACAGCTTCTTCCGCGCCGTGTTCTTCCGTAGCGTAGACCGCTGGTTCGAACGTCCAGTTTCCACGAGCATAACCGCTTCCAGGGGCTCGCTTGGTGTTTCGCTGCTGGAGCAGTTGTTCAATTGGGATCTTCCCAAAGTTTCCGGCCTGACTCTGCACATCAATCACAGGGAAGACCTGCGTTGCGATGTAGCCAGCCTTTTCGGATTCCAGATCAAACTCAAGGAACGTGGCCAAATCTGGCCGCTGTGTAGCCAAGCTACTTGTCGGAGATGGCATTGCATTTCTTTCTTCCCGATGCAACGCGATTTATGAAACAGAAAGTAAAGTCCCCCGGCTTTGGTGGCCACCGCCACCGGGGAACGCATCGGGCTTCAATTAGTCCGGAACTATCGCCGCAGCGACTGCTCCGATTGCTGTGTATCCATTCCCCATCCACCCAACAGCCGTGCTGATCTTGGTGAAGTAGTGAATCTGAGTGCTGGCGAGTAAGTACTCTTTCGTGCCGTCGCAATCTTCGGAGTTGATTTCCTCGGCACTGGTTGCTGGCGTTCGAACCTCACAGGCACCGCCAGATGAATTGATCACCGTGACTCGGAATCCGTTTGGAACGTCGGCAAGTGCTGGAAGTACGACGTAGTCGTTTGTGTCATTCGTCACACCCGCAACAACGACTGAGTTAATGCCCGGCAGAATCTGATTCAATGCGGAATCGGAATCGTCGGCAGTCACTGACTGCGTTCCAAATGATGCACCAACGTCTGCATATCGCAGAATTTCGATTACATCATTGTTTGCCGTGGCCGCTTCGAGTGCCTGACCAGCGACGATCGTTCCGCTTGCTGCGATCTTGCCGCCTGCCGCTGCGTAGACCGTGGCTCCTGCTGTAATTGCCCCATTGGCGACCATCTTTGCTGTGCCATTAGCGTTGCGAAGCCGCACGGTTGCTGGACCAGCAGCCGTGGATGCTGTTTCCATCGTGCCCAGTTCCACGTCCGTGGCAGTCGCCACAACGAGAGCCCCAGTGGTTTTAACTCGCAAGTGCTGAGCGATTGCACCAGCGGCAGTATCTGGCCGCGTTGGTGTTTCAAAATACTGACTCATGTAGATCTCCCTTTTGGAGTTTGATTAAATGAAAAACGAACCGCAAAACGCGACGATCAGCGTGCGTTGACTTCGGACACCATTGCTTCGCGAAGTCCGGGATGGTTGCGGTTAGCGAGTGCGACCGCTTTCATTTTGTTGTTGCCAGTCTTTGCCATTGCAGCATCAATGGCTTCGTCCCAGCGAACGCGAGCAGACGGGCCACTCGTGCGGGCTTTAGCAACTGGCTTGACGCCACGGGCCTTAGCTTTGGCGTCTGGCTTCTTTTCTTCGTCTTCCATTGCCATCGCTGGCTCTTCTTCTTCGTCTTCTTCGCTTTCCATCGCCTTGGCTTTTTCTTCGTCCATTGCTTTGTACTTAGCGAGTTCTTCCTGCATTGCAGTGACCTGCTTTTTCAGGTCTTCGTTTTCGCTCATCATTTCTTCAGCGGCTGCCGATGCGACTGATGCAAGCGGAAGACTCCGACGCAAGCACTTCACGATGAACTTTTCAGACGCCTTTGGGAATGCTGCTTCAATCTCTTGCAGAGTTGCGGCAACAGGTTTTGACTCACTCATGGTTTTGCCTTTCGTTGAGTCGTTGTCACCGCCTGAGCCCGACCCAGACAGGGCGGCTAAAACTCTGTGCGGTATGTTCTTCACTTTGGCGAACGCTCGCCCAATGACTGGCTGGCCGGCGATTCGTTTCGCCAGCCCCATTTCAACGGACTGCTGAGCGTTCAGGTATGTTTCGTTTTTCAAGATGGCTTTGATCTCGTCTTCACTCTTACCGGATCGCTGAGCGTAGGCAGAGACCATCGACGTTTTCAGCTTGCCGAGCATTTCCGACTGGCGGGCAAAGTCTTCATCGTCGCCCTCAACCGCTGCGTACGGATTGTGGAGCATCATGTAGCCGTTGCTGCTGATCTCCACGTCCTCGAATGCACAGGCGATGAATGAAGCAATCGAGAAAGCAGACGATTCAATCGAGAGCGTCTTCGGCCCCTGATACGCAGCGAATGCGTCGTGAATCGCGAAGCCTTCAAAGACTGATCCGCCTTCGCTATGGATCTTCACGGCGATTGGATCGGTTCCGTTTTCTGGCAGTTGCTCGCGGATCATCACGGCGGAGATTTCCCCGTCGCTGCTTCCGATCACGCCGTCGATTCGAATTGTTTTAGGCGATGTCATTGAGCACCTCCGGGGTGTCGACAGGTGCGTCGACAGCGTCTTTAATCAATGCGTCGACAGATTGCTGAGTCAGTCCGATCCCGCCGAGGTAAACACGGGCCGCTGATTCGCTTGTGGCTCCGCTCGATAGTTCTTCCAGAACCTTCTGAATGGCTTTTCGATTGCGGTTCCACTGCTGAGTCGATAGCCCTGCGAATTCTCCAGTCGGTGCCGGAGAATCATTCCCAGTTGCAGATGATGCTGCGTCTTCCTGAACGGCAATCGCTGCTGGGTCTTGCATTGCCATTGTTGTTCCGGCTGGCATCGGCAACGCAATCAGATCCCGCCAGGTGACTGCCGGTGAATTCGGGAATGCCGCGTTAATCTTCGCAGCCTGCTTCGTCGCCGCCTCAATAGCGAACGAATTATCAGCAATTGATTCTTCTGCGATCTCTTCCCAGTCCTTGCCCCGTGCCGCGTGCAATCGTCGCGGGGATGTCAAACAGTTTTTCAACTGCGTTGCATCGCCCTCGGCGTCTGCCACTGGCTCGATGTAGCTCCACGTCGGCAGATTCCAGTTATGGCGAAAGATCCCGTCGCCGAGTTTTCGGGCGGCTTTCTTTATTGCCGGGTCTTTGGTTTCTTTCAGGTACTGGGACAGTTTCCAAATGTAGGCGGGGCGATTCAGCCGGCGAACCAAATTCATTTGATCGGCCACGAATCCTTTTCGGGCTTCATCAACAGCCCCGCGCCATCCGCTGAAGTTGGTTTCGCTGCCGTCCATCAGGACAAGACAGAGCGGTAGGCCAAAGTTCACGCCGATGATTTGCAGGATGAGCTTGACCTGCTGAAAGTATTCCGAGTTCGGAACGTTTGGGCTGAACCCTTGCAATTCTTCACCAGGCTGGCCGATGACTTCCATGCCGGGAGAAACGCCTTCGAGCTGTCGCGTTCCGGCCTGAGTTGTTTCTGTGGTCGCGTCGCCATAGGCACTGTCGGCAGACGGCAGGCGATTTCCACCGGCTGCCATCTTGCGGAACACCGCAAAGCAGGAGACAACTTGCTGCTGAACGAGTTTTGCGAAGTTGATATCTTCGAGCATCCCGGAGATTGAAAACACCGGGGCCAGCTGAGTGACGCCGCGAGTCGGATTTACCCGCTTCGGGTTGTAGACATGAAAGACCTGCCGGATGCCGTCTTCATTACGGACATCAATCGGCGTGCATTCGCCAAACTGGCCGAACTCGCTCAGTTCTTCCGCGACGTGGTATTGCTCGCGACGCCCGACTCGATTCGTCGTGACTCCGAGAAACGTGTCTTCAACCTTCGACTTTGTGCGAATCAGATGTGATTCCAGAAGTTGAAACGATCCCTCTTCGGTCCCAGTAACAACAATGTCGCCATCAACCGACTCACTTCGGCAGCATTGCCGCTCGATTTCTTTCCAAGTGGTTTCGCCAGTAACGTCGCACTGGTCCGGGTCAGTTGAGAAGTCCTCCCACCATGCCCACAGTGCATTGTCGAGCCCCTTATCGCCGGTCTTTGGGTCGAGCGTAAAGCCACTCTGTACGATGTTGTCAACGCGACGATCGGCGAGAATGCCAACCAGTGCGTCGTTGCGGTCCATGTCCCGAGCTTGCTCAATCAGGCTGTAGTACTGCGTTTCGGTTCGGAAGTGATAATCAGGGCCGCTGCCCATCGTGGAGACGCCTGTGCGTCGTCGAACGAATCGGCTGTGTCGCGTGGCGTCGTAGTCCGCACGAATGTCGCCGAATGCAGATTGAATGCTGCGGGGCTGCGTGCTCATCGGTAGTTCGTCCCCGCTCCGAGGAATCGAACTGAGCTTGCTGCGCCGCCTGTCGTCGTTGCGTTAGTCGCAACGTAATCCAATGCCCGCTTGAGCATCGTCTCAACAAATGACTTGCCGATGCTGAGCGAGCTTGACTGATTGCTGGCTGACTCTGCGCGAAGAATCAACCATCGCTTTGCGGCAGTGACAAACAGCTTCGCGCGTGCAACGCTGGCGACTTCTTCAAAGTCGGCGTATTCGAGCAAATCTGTTTCGATGTCCGCGATTACCATATGCGGACGTTAGCACGGAAGGTTTACCGTGTGGTCAACTTCCGGAAATCGGATTCTTAATCTGCTGGGAACATCCACAGTCCGTCGATCGTGAACAAATTCATGCACCAGACGCCGCTTGATTCGCTATCTAACCACGGCGCTAAAAGTCTCGCCACCGATATGGCGGTTTCCCATTCTTTCTTTAGCTCTGGAGTAACCTTTTCAAAGCAATGGGCTACTAATATATAGCAGTCTTGTTGAGTAACTGTAATATTTCCAGAAATTGATAGAGCGGCCGCGATTGCCTTCGATAAATTCTCTTCGCTGATTTCTGGCTGTGTTTTCATACCGTCACCTCGTTTTCTAAAATCCAAAGAACCGCCTTAGTTTTATCTGTAACTTCCGTGCCGTCATCAAGCCGCGCACCTTCGTCCTGCAACTTTCGAATCTTGTCGCTTAGAATCTTGCGATGCCTCGGAGGCAGGACAACGTCAACGCGACGAACATGGGCCATTGATGTCACGTAGTTTTCCTCTGATGGTGCGGGCTTCTCAATCTTCTGCTCAACAGGTCGCAACTCTCGAACTGTTTCTGTGCCGTCGATTCTTGGGAGTGGTTTCGCCATCTATCTTCTCTCCGTTGCAAGGAATGGTTGCCCATGAGGATTCACGAGCCGTGGTTTCGGTTCTGATTTTGCCTGCTGCTTAATTGGCTCAGGCTCTGGATTCACGAGCCGTAACCCAGTGCATCCGGCCGCTGCACATGCCAGAGCGTAAGCGTCCAGCCAGTGGTTGTTGTTCTTATCATGGACGATCCATTGCCGCTTGTTGACCTTGCCATCGACCGGCACGAGCTGTTCAGACTCGCTCACCATGTGGCGGGCAAACTGTAGATGGAATTTCATGTCAGCGTGCGGCGGATCGAACAACGCGACACTGCCGGCGAGTCGGGTATGGTCCATGAAAGCATCGACCAAAAATCTGTCCTGCCCCCACTTCTTCCAGAACTCAGTGTTGACGTTGTACAACCACAGTTCGCGGCGTTTGCTGTCGGCGGTTTTATGTGCGTAGGATTGCAGGAAAGGCTCATAGTCGTCGGTCTGCTTCTTCTGCCGGAAACGATCCATCGACCAGCCCTTTGACGGATAGAACGGGGCACCCATTTGATTACAGAACTCGTAAATGGATTCCGTAAAGTCCCCGGAGTCGACCAGCACAAGCAAGGGCTGCGCGTCCGCGAACACGTCCCCGTCCGCGAATTGCTTCAGGCTTTCGAGGATTGCTAGTTCGATTGCCTGCTCCGTTGAAAACTTCGACAGGCCGTGCGTTTCCACGACTCCATAGTCTGTGACCCATGAAACAAGATCGCGAGTGCAGGACAGCTTGACCCAGTGTGATTTGTATTTACCGATGTCGATCCCAACGAACGAGAACACCCGAGCGTCCGGCACTTCGCCCTGATGCAATCCTGACAGCTGGCCAGCGACTCGCCCAGGAGTGAGCATCGACGTTTCGGCCTGTTCCTCTGGATCTGGGTCGTTCTGGTATTCGGCTTTGAACGCGGAAAGATTCGTGTCGGCAATCTTGTTGTAGGCTTCCTGAATCGCTGAATGCACAACTTGCCGGCCGTCCTTCAAAGTGATCTCTTTGAAGTTGTCGGCCAGCATCACGACGCCCGCGTGCATTGCTTCGCGGTTGGTAAGGTAGAACTCGACCGCCTCCATTCCGTGTCGGTCGCCATCTCTCTGAGCTTTCCGTCGTCGGGCAATGTATTCGTCCCACAGGTCGAGCCGCTCCGGCCAAGTCTGAATCCAGCCGTACCGCTCGCCCTCCCATGCTGGTTTCTGCTCCGGGTCGGTAAACTGAGCGGAAACGCAGTAGGTGTTCTGCAGCGTCGTTACCATCACCATCGCCAGCGGCTTGTCTTGGCCTTCAAGCCCTTCGATATCCTTTTCGATGATCTCGATGCGGTCCTCGATTTGCTGAAGACTCTTGGCTGATTCGCGTGTCTCAGGGTCGTCGATGATTAGACAATCAGGACGATCGTCGTCGATGTTCATCCCACGGAATGCTGCGTCCAGTCCCGCGAAGGCCATCTTCACGCCGCCGAATGGTGACCACTCCCGACCCTGTGATTTTAGAAAATCGTTTGCGTCGCCTGGGACTCGCGGCAATCGCAAGAAGTCTGTTGAACTCCAGTTGATGTGCGTCAGATGCCCGTCAACGTGTTGGCGAGCTGCCCTCTGTGGTGCTCCTTCAAGATGTCGGACAGGGGCGCAGATCTCTGGAAAGTCTTCTAGGAGCAAATCATTATTGCCCCACTCGTTCCGATAGTCTCGATAGATCCGGCCTGCGAGATTTGTCGTCGCACAGATCGGCACGATGAAGCGGACCAGTTCACGAGCCGTCGCGTAGATCAGCATTCCTTTTACGATGGTCGATTTGCCCCGGCCTCGGGGGGCCGCAACTGCTTTCTTTCCGCCTGTTGATGCCCGATCGTGGATTGTCTGGATGATGCGTTGGTGGACTTTGCCGAATGGCTGGCGAAACTTCTTGAGCATGTAGGTCTTGAGAAACAACTCGGGGTCTGCAAGACATCGCAGGCGGCGTGAAGGATTGACGCATTGAGGAATGTCGATGCGAGCGGACTCGGAACGCTTGTTTCGCTTGCGGGTTGCGTCCGTGTCACGGTCGTCGCCGCTCCGTAACTTCATCGCCCTGGCTTTCAATTCCACCAATGCCGCAATCTGCCTGTCGCGCGGCATCTTCGAGAGCACCGACTTCAATTCCAAGGTCGGCAGCGATTCCAGCAAGTTCATCGTGTCTGGTTTGAACACGAACATCAATCACCTTATGCTCATCTTTTTGGTTTTGGCCGACCATTGAAACGATCGCCCGAACTGCCGCCATTTGAACTGCTTCATCGTCCGCGTTGTCGCGGAGGTACACGACTCGCTCGATTGTTTTTCGCATTTCCTCAGCAGGAATATCCCAGCGATTGCGAACTGCTTTATTGATTAGCCTCGCCTCTTGTTTGGGTGTCATTGCATTCCGGCCCCCTACCCCGGAGGAATCAGCTTCATCGGGTTCACTACTTGACCGCGTTCCGGATTCTCCGATTTTTAGATTCTAAAACGCCGGACTGTATCAACTCAAAAACGGGGCTTGTTTCATCGCTTCGGTATGCTTAAATCCCAGAAGTACCTTTGACCCCGGCGGGGAGTGTAGTGCTTGGCTATCGACGCTGATTTTCACTAACAAGCCGGCACCATCTGATGAATTCATCATTTGATATTGTTCCTTTCATCCTATTCACAACGACGTGCAACACCTGAAGATTACTAACGTCATGTGATCCGCCATTCTTCACTGCTATCACATGGTCGATCTCTGCATTATCAGGAGTTAACTCAACTCCTGATAATGCACATCGATAGTTTTGTCGCGTGATCAGGTCGCGTATTTCTTGACGTGTCGCTGATTTAGCCTGCGACTCAGTGACGATTGCCACGACTTCACTTTCTTGTCCCATGCAGATTGATCCTGATGCTTCATTCTCTGCGATAGTTTGTACATTCGATTCTGAATACAGTCGTCCCATGTTTTTGTCATAGCCTTTTCTGGCTTGCTTTCGGATACCTTACGCATTCTGTTTGCTATGCAGACTTGTTTATTTTTAGCCCACACTCTCCATCGATCTTCGTCCAGCTTTCCCTGTCTTCTTGCCGCCTTAAAAAACCTGCTGCCCTCTTTGTTGGCCCAATTATCCCACTCGTCACGCACTTCCAGCTTCAATGGATAACCTGTGTTTAGCCTCCAGCACTCGACGCAATGCCCATTGAATGGATGCGGAAACATCTTCGTGCCATAGCCAACGCGGTTGCATACGACGCATGTCTTGTAGCGACGATTTTTGACACTCATCGCGTCTGATCCTCATTGATGTAACACGTTCCAATTGCGATCGTCTTCTTTTTGCCCGAACTGTGCGTCAACTCGACATCGAACTTCCCCTGCCATTGCCCAGGACAACCTGTCATTGTGAGCCCTGTCGGTGCTGCGATCGTGACAGCAATGACAGTTGCACTCACGACGCTTCCCGTGTTGGTGTAAACAACAGCATCATCTGAGTCGCGAATCGTCAGGCGAACAGTCCAGCCTGTTGTGTAGTCAGTCGTTACTGTCCAGGATGCTTTAGGGTTTGCCGTTCCGTCGTAGTCATCGCCCTGAGTCAATACGAGATTGCCTAGCACATTTGGCGAGGCAACCTGAATCACTTCAGTGCCTTGAATTGCCGCAAGAATCTCAGCCTGCTTTGCCAGCGTTGCGTCCCCGCCTGTTCCACTCGGTGCCAGCTCAAGCATGTTTGCGGTGAACTGGTAGACAGCACCATCTACAACTAATCCGGTATCAACCTTGTCCAGAATAGTTTTGGCTGTGGCCAATGCACTCGCAGTAGCCAACCCACTCTGAATCTGACTAACCGGATGAATATGCAACGACACGATGGCAAACGCCACTCCGTTGGCTGGTGCAGAGGTCAATGCCTCTTCTAAAACAATCGTCTTTGTGGCTCCAATATAGTCGTAAATAGCCCGAACCTGACCGGCCAAAGCCCCATCGGTGAAGACGAGCATCGAGTCATTATAGAAGTTATCGACGGCTGAAGTCAGTCC